CAGCATCTTCTCTTGAGTATTCTAACATACGAATAAACAAAGGAACATCCATTGTAATTGTATCAACAGCATCTTCTTCTTTAGCTTCATTCATTTTAGTTCCTGATTTGTACATATTGTTTTTATCAGTTTCTATGGTCTTACCTGTTTTTATATTTTGGACTACATAAGTGTCTTTTTTAACTTCTTTTACTTTAAAGTTAAAACCTTGTACTGTGTTTCCAATAATATCTCCTATTTTAATTTCTTCTTTAGCTTCATTCATTGATTGTTTTACAGCACTTTCTAAATTAAATAAATAAACAATCTCATCAAATTTATCATACCAATCATCTGATTTGCCAATTGGTTTATAAATTGCTTTGAATGGTTTAAATTTATTGCCTGACATTTCATATTTAGCATCTAAAGCATCTAATTGCTTTTTAGCCATGTCAATAGCTGTTTCTTCCTCATTTAAAGGTTTAGAAAAGAATTCTTGTATTTTTTTAATATCTTTCATTATTTTTTCTTATATAAATAATCAGTTAATAATGAGCCAATAGCGCCCACTTTCTGTCTTATAAATATCCATTCTTCTTTGGATAATTTATGTTCTTTATCATTAAATGATATACCCATAACTCCAATGAAATGTTCATCCAAATCATCTATTGCAATCATATAAAAAGATTTAGTACCGTAATCGCGAGCAAATACTTCTAAATCATAAGTTTCAGTATCTTTATAACTTGGAATAGCTAATTCTCCGTCTTTATATAATTTAGCTAATGCTTTAGGAAATAAAGAAACAGGAATTTGTTGAAAAACATGCTGGATTGCTTGAGTGTTAGGTGTTAATTTTTCATAGAAAAAAGAAAATTTTTGTATTGATTTTCCTGTAGGATAAAAATGGCCACCATTATGGAATTGGGCGATCCAGATTCTATCACATCCTAGTTCATCCATCATTTGATCTAATTGTCCATCAACTAAAGCATTTAAATCAATTGCTTCTTTTACAGTTGATATTTTTTCTTCTTTTTTAGCTAATTTAGCTTTTACCCATTCCATAACTATAGGTCCAATTACTGCTGTAATTAGAGCTACTACTATAGTTGTTATCATTCCTAAAAGTTCCATTATTTTTTAAGTGATTGTAAATATTTAAGTGCTTCTTCTTTTTGTTTTAATAGTTGTTCTTTACCAGTACCATCCCATTTTTCAATATCTCCTGCTTCAGTAACAAATTGATCTTTATGGTTAATCATTTCATTAAACCAAATTTCAAAATCTTTAGTAACACCATCAACAAGATCATTAGTAAGTTCTTGTTGGTTTTCTTCAAATTTACCTTCTAAACGAAGTTTATGTTCATGGTCTACTTGGCAATTAAAACAATGACCATTAATTATAAACCATTGTTTATCTAAATGAGGTTTCATTGTTTTAGAACATTTAGGACAAAACAAAGGCAATACAATACCTTCTTTTGCTTTATATAATTTAGTAATATTTTGTTTTAAGCCGTTTTAATAGTCCATGTTCGACCATCTTCTTCCCAAACATCACCTTCATTATGAAACTCTTTTGCTTTACTATAACCAATACCAACAGATGTACGTTCACCGTATTTCCCTTTTACAAGATTACGTAAACGCTCAACATCACGTGATTTAAATTCTTTTTTTAAAATACTATTTTCTTTACTCATAACTTATTTTTATATTCGTGTAGTAATATTTCTTTTAATTCTGATTTAGTTAATTTACCTGTTTTATTTAATTTTTCCATTAAATCAGATACTCTATGAGGCATATCAGCACTAACAAAATCTTTAGGTGCTCTACCAGGAATTGAATCTTGTGGATTTGTTGGTTCTTTAGGGGCTAATTCTAATGGTGTTGGATCATATTCTGCCCAATCAATTTCTACATTAAATTTATTAGCATAAGAATCAAATTCTTCACTTGCCATAAAATCAGAAACTTCATCTTCACTATTAAAAGCACCTGATTTTGTTAAATCATTAATGAATCTTTCAAACATAGAACCTGTTTTATAATCCATAGGAAATGATTTACCTTTATATTTAAAAAATACAGTAGCAATTCTTTTATCTAAAGATTCTTTTAAACCAGGTTTACCTTTTTTACCGCCTGAAACTTGGAATGATAAAGATGATTTAATTTTTTTCATTAATTCATCATCAGTCATTTCAGGTTTTTTAGTGTCTTCTTCACCTAATTTAACTTTTTTATCTTTACTATAGCTTTTTAATTTTCCTTTACTTTTCATTTGGTTAGAAATTTTACCAGCAATAGCCGCTTCACCTTCTCCACCTATTTCTACTTTCATTTCTCCTTTTTCTTTCATAGGAACAAATTTAATAGAGGTTTCTTTACCATTAGCACCATCTACTACTTTAATAACATCAATATCTTTTTCAACAATATTTTTATTGTCGTCTAAGAATTTACGTTTTTCTTTACTAAAATCAACTTTGTAATCTTTAGTTTCCTTAAACCAATTCATGATATCATTCATGATTGTTTTTAAATCCTCTTCTGAGTTAGCTACTATTCTTTTAAATGCCATAATTATAATCCTAAATTTTGTAATTGTTTAATTGTGTCTGCTGTGTTTATATGTAAAATACCAATCCCACCTTTGTTTTTCCATTGATTAACATTGTCTGGGCGGTCATCTATAAGTATATGGCTTCCTTTAGCATAATTCTGTTTTTTTTCAGCTGATGCTAAAATTAATGGAGTTCCTGGAAGGTTGTTTTTAACCCATAATCTTTTTCCTAAACGTGATGAAGGGGCTCTTGAAGGCGCGGATAATAATGTTGGGTTATATTGTTTAATATAATCCCATAATTCTTTACCGTCAGACATCCATTTAATTCCTACCCAGAATTTAACTCCTTCAGCGTCAATTGTTGCCCAAAATTTATCAACACCATATTTGTTTGTATATTGAGATGGTGATAATTTTTCTGGGTTAATACTTTTAAAACGAGCATCAAAATCACATAATACTCCATCCATATCGCAATAAATTTTATATTTTTGCTCAGGAGAAACTGTTTCTTCTTCTCTTAATTGTTTGTAAGTATTAGTAAGTTTAAATTTATACATTTTTTATATTATCCTCCCAGTTACGTAACATCATATTTCCTTTTTCATATGCTTCTCTTTCAATTTCAGGTAAATCACCATCTTCGTTTGTATTTTGAGTTACTATATTATTTAATCTACCTTCTAAATTTTGCATATGATGAACCATTTCGTGAGCAAATGAACGCAATATATCTTTTGGGTGCCTATTCATAGTATATAATGTGATATACTTTTCAACAGGATTGTAATAAGCTGTTTTACCCAAAAGATTAGATGCATTTTCTTCATCATCTTTTATAACCTTTATTTTAGGCAATGGTTTGATATTCATTCCATTGTCAATCATATACTTAGATAAAGATAACATCCCTTCTTTGAGATTCCAATCCTCTTTAAAAGTTTCTTTTACTAATTCACGAGCATAAGCATTTATTCCAAAAGGATCATTTGATTTTTCTTCTATTTTAATATTAGGCATTAAAGCTACAGTACCATCACCATATAAAACATTATCTATAGGTTCAAATTTAGCACCAGGAATTGCTTTAGAAATAAAAGCTTTATAAAGATTATCTCTTTGAGTACCAAAATCCTCATTACCTTTTTTAGAAGGATAATATGAAATACCTTTAATTTTTGGAAACTTTTTTAAATATTTTTTAACAATATCTGTAATAGTAGACATTACTTTATACATTTCACCTTTATTAACTACTATTTTAGATGAAGAACCTTCAGCGCCTTTTGGTTTTGCAGAAAATTCAATATTAAATATAGGAATATTTTTATATTTAGTCACTTCTAAATCAATAGAATATATAGTACTTGAATCTGTTTCAAATTTTGTATAAATAGAATATCCTTCTCTATCTGTTTCTTCCCATTTATATGGTTCAAGATTAGCTTCGCCTACTTCATTTAAAGGTTTTGGAGTATTATCATGTCCACATTTATGGCAAATATATAAATCATCACCACCATCATCTATAGGCCATTCCCAACCACAATTATCACAAATAACTTCTGTGTTTGTTATTTCTTCTTTAACAACTGGTGTTAATATATTCCAAATTTCTTCTTTTTCTTTTACATCTGGAATTAAGAAAAGAAATAATTCTTTATTATTATCTAGTATTGCTTTTCTAGTTTTAGTTCCACTTACACCACCAGCTGTAGTGATAATTTTTACTTCAATATTTGGGTATTTAGATAAAGATTTAGTTCTATTTTCAATATCTTTTAAATCTTCTTCATCACCTTCACGAGCGCCTAAAATCCAATAAACTTTTTCTTCAGGATGGTCTTTAGCATATCCTAAAACTGATTTAACAGGGGCTACAGAAGCTTCAATATCTATTTTATCTGAAAGGTAGGGTTTATAAATTTCCCATATTTTGATAGATTTGTCTTGAGTAATACCATCTCTAACTCCTCCACCTACAAAAATTTTTAATTCATCTATTTCAGGAAATTCTTGTAATGCTTTTTCAACTACAAGAAAATGACCTTTGGTAGGAGGTTTAAAACCACCACCATAGATAGCTACTGTTTTTTGTTCACCTAACAGTTCTTTTAATAAAGACTGAGTAAGTAGGTTCATTATTTTAATTTCATTATTTTTTCTTTAGCAACTTTTTTCTTTTCCTCAATATCTTTTTTAGCAGAACGGAATTCATTCATTGCTGATTCCATTTCTTCTAATTGAGCTTCATAAGCTTTTATAGCTTCAGTTGCTGTTCTAGAAGCATCAGATTTTTGTTTATATACACCTTGAGTTTCTTCAGGTATAATATTATCAAAAATAGTTGCCTCATACATAATATCTTCTTTAGTCATACCTTTTTTAGGTTTTTTAACTACAAAGAATTTACCAATCTCATCTACAGGTTTATATACTTCTTCAACTGGTTCAAGATGATCTTTTTCAGCTTCTTCTATTTCGTTTAATAAATCTAATAATTTTTTCATTTGCTTATAAAGTTTGTTATTTTTGTTTTGGATTGTTCTAATGTATCTGTAGTTGGTAATTTTATAGACATTTGTTCAATATCAGATACTAATTGTTCTCTTTCAGCTTGAGATTTTTGTTGTTCCTCTGGTGTTTTTGGCTTACCAACTGCTTTTGATTGTTCAAAATATTTTTTTAATTTATCTTTTGAAAATACACTTAAATCTTTATCAGTATTTGTATTTACAATTGATATATTATCACCAAAAGTTTTTTTATAGGTGTCTATATTTTTATTTATATCACGCCAAGTTCGAAGTACAATACTTGGCATTAAACTTCTGTCTCGCTGTATATTACGTTCTAATGAAACTAATACAGGAACAAAAGTCATAACCATAAATGTGTCATAACCTAAGGCTTCTAATTCTTCTTTTTTCTTTAATAAAGGTTTAGTTGCAGCACCTGTACCATCAATAATTATGTTTTGTAAATTTTTAGTAAGTTCTTGATATTTTTTATCTGTTTCTTTTCTAGCTACAGATTGTAATTTAGCAGCCTGAGATAATTGATCTGGAGTAAAATCTTTTTGTTTTAAACCTAAACCAGTTGCTTTAAGTAATTCCTCATAAGTATCATCACTATTAATAGAATTAAAATTTGAAGGAATTAATTTAGAGGCAATAAATGATTTTCCTGACCCAGCAGGACCAGCCATAAAAATAGCTTTAGGTTTACCTTGTATTTCTTTTAATAAAGAGACCAGTCCAATCATGGAAATATTTTGTCATAAATATAACAAAAATAAATTAGATTTCCAAATCCCTTTTTACTGTGGTCTTAAATTCAGTGAATGTAGGTGCTTCTTGAGGATTTTCAATATCAAATAAACGTTTAACCATTTTAAATATTTCAATATTTTCCTCTTGTGTACGCTCAGGTAATACTACTTCCCATCCTTTGCCACTCATTTTCTCTACATTTAATCTACGTTTAGTTGATTTCAACCATAAAATACCATAATTGTCTACATCAACTCCATAACATTCTTTATAACAATATCCATAAACCGCTGTTTGTAATGGATAAGTATTATGCATCATGTTAGAAGTTTTAACATCTAATAACCAAATTTTACCATCAATTTCACAAATCAAATCGCATGTACCTGCTACTTTTAATTCATCTGAAAATAAATGTACTTCTGTTTCAATTAATTTAGGTTTATATGTTTCCCAAAATTCAACAAAACGTAAAAACATTTGCCAGATATCTACATCATATCTTGGAGTATCAAATCTATCTAAGAATTTTATTTCTTCTCCATTTAAATATCTTTCAACTAATTCATGGACTTTAGTTCCATCTTCAGCTGCTTTTTTAACAATATAATCAGCAGAACGGCCCATGTTTTTAAGCCAATCTTCAAATTGTTTTCCTTTAGGATAATAACCTAAAACATAAGTTATTGAAGGATAATATTGACCATTTCGTCTATAATATCTAGCGTCTGGTAAAGTTACTTGTTTGTGGTCATCCGAGATTTCTAGGATTCTGTTATAAGTGTGTTTGATTTTACTCATAGATAAAATTTTTTCTCAAGTAAGCCTGAGAATGTTAAAGGATAAGTTTCTGAAATTAAATTAATGAAATTTTTAAATCCCATTTCTGATGGGTCTTTGTCTTGCATATCTACTAAATATACTTCTTTACCTTCATTCATTAATTGCTCACAGAAGGATAAAGCTTGTTTTTGAGCATCCCTATCAAGGGCTATATATATTTTATCAACAGAAGACATTACTATCTTCTTCATTAGTTTTGTTTGTATATTTTTGCCTAATAACGGGATAACATTTCTTTTAATAGCAATGGCGTCAAATGGTCCTTCGCATAATATAAACGGTATATCCCAATTTATAAACAACTCAAATGGTATAATATCACGTGATACTGTTGGATTTTTATATTTTACTTTAGCTTCTTTTTCAAATGAACGACCTGTAAAATAATTTAATCTTCCATCAGCATCATATGAAGGAATAACAACCATATTTCTGTAAGGTCCTGATTCACAATAACCAATATTATATTTTAAAATATCTTCTTCTGTTATATTCCTGGATTTAATATAAGTTAAAGCATGTCTTCCTATAATATTTGATTTAGATATGTTGGTTAATGGTTGGAATTCTTTAGGTAATTCAACTTTTTCTTGAGAAACATATTCTACATGATTTGATTCAGATTTAACAATTGAATTTAATTCATGAATTTTATCTTGTCCTACATTTAATTTTTTGAATATTTGATGGATTTTTTTTCCCCTAGCATCACAACCCCAACAATGCCATTTATTTGTTCCATCTTTACTTTCCCCCATATTAATTTCTAGATTCTTTTTCCCTGGAGGGTTAGATGTATGGAATGGACATACATAGGCATAATTTCCTTTGGATGTTGGTTTACCAGTTCCTAATACAGAATTTACTAAGGCAATCAATGGGTGATTGAGCATAACTATAATATACTAAGAAATACTTAGATTACCAAGTTAAGCAAAATCCTTAGTATAAAATTTTCCTAAGATTGAATCATTGAACCATCCTTCAGGATGTTCTAGTACTTCATTTATAAATAAAAATTTATTTTCATAGTAAGTAAGAAGTTTCTTATTAGGAACCAATTGTAATATCTCACGGGTAAATTCCTCTTGTTTACCATCCTTAATGAGTGCTAAAATTGGTTTAGCAGATCCATAATAGGTTTTCCAGTCTGATTCTTTTACTACCACTTTAGTGGCTGACTTCCTGCCTGGTCCTGTTTGTTCTGCTATTTCCTTTTTTGTTAATTTTTTCTTTACGTTATGATAAAGAACTTTTTTTCCAATATAAGCTTTACCTGTTGGTCTATGTTTTACAATATAAATAAAACCAAAGGTATTTTCTGGGAAATCCTCAATTGAGGAATATGTTTTTTTAGTTAATAACCCGCTGTCATTATCTGTTTGTGAAAACCATTCATTCATAAATTATCTGTCTATGTTTATAAGTATTGTTGTATCTGTTGTTTGTGAGGTTGGTAAGGGTTGTGCTAATTTACCTACTGCTAGTAAATTTTGATTTTCATCATATAAACCTATTGTTGTAACATAAGGAGCAAATTCTGAACCAGTTATATTATCTAATAAATATTGGCCTGGAGAATAAAATAATCCTACTGAACTTAAAATTGTATTACTTCCTGATAATGCACTTGGGTTTTGAGTGTAGTTATATTCATTCTCACTTATAGTTACTTTATATTGAGATTCATAAATAATAGTTGATGAAGAAAAAGAACAAGTTACATTTGAAGATGTTACTAAATTTTCAACTATAGAAACATCTGTCATTCCATAAACTGCAGTTCCATAATCTCCAAAACCATAACCATCATTAAAAGGATCACTATCGCTAGTAATTATTGCTAATCCTTGTTCATAAAATATATTACCACAAATATTTCTAGAAGCAGATAATATTAAATTACCTTCTCCATCATCAATTATTGATCCACTTTCAGCAGCCCAAATAAATGAGTTTGGTTGAATATAGTTACCGAATAAATTTGCAGGAATAGATATTACTCCAATTTCAGCGCTTGATGAAATAGGATAATATTTTTCAAAAGTTAAAGTTGTAGGAGAATAATTAGTATATCTACCTGTAGATTCTGTGGGTCCTACATAAACATTACCAGCTGTATCTCTTCCTGGTATCAAACTAGCTGTTACTAATGGTAAACCATAGTTTTCAGAACCACTAAGAAAATTACTGTAATATAAATGTTTTATAGACTCATATATTAACTCTTGATATTGAGTAGTAATTTGACCTGTAGTAGGAGCAGTTGAAGGATCAAAAAGAGGTGATTGGATATTTTTACCTAAATATCTATCTATATTAACTGTAGAACTTGTTAAAGCAGAAGCCCCATAAAAAGCAAACCCTTTGTTTACTTCAAATGGTACTACTACCACATCGGAAGATAGAAATTGTTTGTAAGCACCCATTCATTTTAGAAATCTAACTTAACTCTAACTAATGCTTCTTTAGTAAAATCTTTAACTAAAGGTCTAGAAAGTTTTGCTACTGCTAATAATTCATTACTATCATTATATAAACCTACAGTTGTAATATACGTTTGAGGATTATTAATAAAGTTAGAATATAAAACTTCACCAGTTGAACCTGAAATAAATGATGGGTTTTCTGAATAGTTAAATTCTGAACTTCTAGGTCTAACAAATATATAATCTGATGTAATTGTTTCTTGAGAATTAATTGTGAATGAAGCAGCAGTTGATCCTGAAATTGCTTTATATAATGAAGCCATAGGAGTCACTGTTGGAGTTGCTGAACCAGGACCTGGAACTGTTGCTGAACCACTATAATTAAAAGCAATACCTCCACTAATTTGAGGTTCAGCTAATGCTACTGGGTTTAAAATAATAGTTCCAATATCTGGTAATAACCAACCATATGAACCTGATTTAGCAGAATATCCATCTGATGTTGTTCCACCGTTAGTATATTTAGTACCTGCAGAACCTGAAATTAATTGGAATACTCTTCCGGCTTCTGTATAAGTAATAGAAGAAACATATTGACTATTATCAGTTAAAGTTATTACACCTGCACTTCCTGATATTTTTAAAGTTAATGAACCAGGAAATAAAGATTCTTTATATCTAGCTCTATCAAAAGAAATAGCAAAGAATTGAGATTGAGTAACTGGGCCAAAAAGGAAATTAGTATTTTCATCACCAATTACTAAATCTTGCCATTGACCATAAACGGTTGATGAAGGTGATTTACCATCAACTAACTGATTATAGTTTGTACTACCACTTCCAAAAGTATTTCCATAAGCAATAGCAAACTGAACTGCTGATCCTGATAAAGTGGATCCAGTATTATATATGTTTAAATAATAATCTCCTGAAGTACTTGCTTCTTGTGTAGATGATGTAAAAAATGTTTGTAATACAGGATTTCCATTTGACCATAAAATAGAGGAAATACTATCTGCACTTATTACAAAATCGTCTGCTTCTAATCTTTTAAATGACATATTTTATATATTAAGATACTTTATTTACTTGAACAGGAATAGTAACTCTAGCACCACTGTCTCTACCTTCAATAGTTAATGTAGCATATAATGTAGTATTAGTACCAAATAAAGTATTGATAGTTGTAGCTTTCATACTTAAAGAAGTACCTACTACTGTTTTAGATACATTAGTTCCTATAGTAGTTGATTGATTTAATGCTTGTGCTTGAGGTGTGTTAATACCTACTCCTTCAAAAGTTGACATTAATCTAACATCTGAAATTGTATAAGTATAACCACTTGTTTCTTCTGTATTATCACCTAAATAATTTAATGTTTGAGGTTTTATTACTAAAGTTTCACCTTGTTTTAAGTTAACTATAGAAAGAGTAGCAATGATAGGCATTTTAGCTGTTCCACGAGGTAATGTGGTAAGCTTATATTTCATCATTTGAGTTTCTTGAGGAAATGCTTCTAATAAAGGCATATTATCAATTGCTTCTCCATAATAAGCAGAACCTGAAGGATGGTTTGGATTATAAAGAGTATAATCAATTTCATCATCTGCTAAAGCAAATTGAGTAATATTAAAATTACCTTGTGCTAATAATTCACGACCTTTAGTTGTTAAAATTGCGTCTACGGTTACTACACTATTATTTAAGTATCCCATGTTTTTTAATGTTTATTATAAATATATTTAAGTTTAGTTTTTATGATATAATTCCTGCTTTTTTTGCTAAAGCATAAGGGTCAAAATTTGGATTAAAATTATTAGGAATTAAAAATCCAGGATCTGTATAAGCTGGTGAGTTTTTAACTAATACAAAGGTTTCATTAGGTACTCTACGTAATACTCTAATATTTTGAACCGAATAATTACTAACAAATCTTGAAGGAATATTATCTACAAATAAAGAACTAGTTGTAAATACTGAACTTGTGTCTAATGAACTTGATGCAATAGCTGATATTCCTAATGTTTCAAAATTAAAATCTAAAGATCCTGTATTACTTGCTATATTAGTACCAAAACGAATCATATCACCATATTTTAAAGGAAGATAAGTATCATCATAAGGTACTAATTCATTTAATGAAGCATATTGTCCTGTTCTTTTATTAAATAATTGGAAATTAGTTCCTATTGGTTGAACATACATTGCATCTGTCCCACCAAATATTCCACTTCCTGTTAACATATATTTTAACCATCCACTTCCACTATCGAATAAAGTATTAGGAAAGGCACTTTGAGTTAATAAAGTAGGTACATCATAAGATATAGCATCTAAATAATTTGGATTTACTATATCTTTAACATAAATTACAAATCCACCAGTTAATAATCCTGTTGTTGAGCCTGAATTAGCAAAAATAGTATCATATAAAGCTCCACCCTCAATAATATCTACTTGAGTTGTATTACTACCTGCTGAATATATAGCAGGTAATATATTTGCTTTTTGTCCTTTAATAAAAATATTTTCTACTGTAAATAAATTTTTATTTTCTGTAGTTAAAGGATATGCTATACCTTCTGTAGAAATTAAATAAGTACAATGCATATTTCCTCCACCTGGATACTCAGGAGTTGACCCTCCAATCCAATCAAAATAAACAAAATAATTTACATATTTTGAAGCGTTTGGAATTTGAGATTGAGTCGATAATGTATCTAAATCTTTATAAATAGGTTGATTAAATCCTGGTGATGTAGTTCTACTACCATTATATCTAGGATTTATATTACGAACCATTGTATAATTTGAATCAGGAATTGCAAAACGAGTAGCACTTCCTGACAATATAAGCTGTTGATTAACTGGTGTTGTAATATTATCAGTATAATCAACATCCATATAAAACGAATTTAATCTATTTTCTATAACATTATTTAATAATGGTAAACAATCTGAGTCAGTATAGGCTTCAAAAATTGAAAAATTAGTTATACTAAATCCTGTACTTGAAGGTCCTATAGCTTTAAAAGTAAGAGGAGAAAGTATTTTACTTAATTCTAGTTTATCTATAATTAAAGTACCTCCAGCAGAAATCGCCGAACTAGTATATAAAACATTATTACTATTTCCACCATTCCAAAGTTGTAAATTTCCAGAACTTACTCCATTTATTTCAGTTATAGTAAAAGATAAATAGTATGTTTTATCATTATTTAAATTATAGCTTCTAAAATAATTTCCTGGAGAGTTAGGGTTAATATTTATAAAAAGAGAAGATGTAGTATATACTTGAACTATTTCTACATTACAATCATTTAATTCTCCATCTGTTACTTCAATAATAGAACCACTAAATTGACCGTTATAAAACTCATCCTCAGAACTTTGAGTAAAAGGAACTGAACCACTTATTGAAGGATAAGCACCTGTCCAACTTTGAGTCACAATAGAGGTAATATTCATTGAACCTCCATCAGAACCAGAAATTTCATATATTGAAATAGATCCTGTATATTCTGAAGAAGCAAATTCTATTTGCGGAACAGGATATTTATTTCTTTCTAATAAATGTTGTTTAATTACTACACCTGAAGCTAAAGATGTTTTAGCGGGTATATAATCTTTTATTATTTTAAATAATGAGTTATCAAAATATTTAACTAATCTGATATAATCATTCCAATCATAATTTGAAGAATATTTTTCAAAATATAAATCTCTTAAAATATCTAATTCAGGATAAGATTCATCAGAAGTACTTATTTGTCTTGGATCACCAATTAATTCTCCAATGTTAAAATAACCTAAAGTTGACATTATATCCTCATTTATTTCATTTTGAGGTGAAAAAGCTACTTCAGTATAACTAATATCATTTGTATAAGAAGAACTTATAGTAAAACTTTGTTGAATTGAAGTATGAGAAGATAAAATATTATTATTAGGAATATTTGGATCATTACTACCACTATAAGGTAAAGAAGTATTAATTGTTTTAATTTTATCAGAAACAATATTTTGAATACCTACAGCAGGTTGATCAAAGTATATTACTTCTCTATTTTTACTCCAAAAGTAACTTCCACTATATGAACCTGTTGATGAAGTTCCTATAAATGATTGTGTTATAAAAGATCCAGTTATACCAGGATGAACAGAAGTTGAACCTGTATATAATTCACCTCCTAAAGGTAATCTAAAGAATAAACTATTTTTAGAAGATTGAGAGCCACTTATTGTATTACCTTCAATTGAATAAGGGTTCATTACATAAGCATCAAAGGCACTTTCATTTAAAGGTACATTATAATATCTTATTTCTTGATAAGAACCACTAAACGCAGAATATGTTTTAGTGTTTAAAACACTACTTGTTCCAAAAAATAATTGACCTGAAGTTAACCAGAATTTATCTCCTACAAAGCTAGAAGATGCTTGAAAACCTATTGTATTTCCATCTTCACCTTCATAATCTTTATTTTTAGCATATAAAGTATAAGTAGTAGTTGAACCTGAATTAGCATTAATTAATATTGACCACCAACCACCATCATAAAAAGGTAAATAAACACTTGAAGATAATGAACCTGAAATAAATTTTAAAGTAGCATATTGGTAATTAGGATCTATAATTGATCCATTATATGAACCACTTGAATATCCTGAACCTGTATATTCTAGAACTACTCCAAAACTATTATTATTATCTATTAAAAGAGATTGTGAATAAGGAATAGAATTAATTGGTAAACCAAAAGTTTTAAATCTAAATTCTACTGCTTTAGGATAAACAGTTCCATAATTTACTGATGATGTTGTAAAAGGTATTGATATTTTACTTGAACCTGTTGTTACAAAAGCATAATTATATTCATCCTGCCATTGGTCCCAAGTGTTTGAATTTTTATCTTTACCTCCAAATTCATTAATTCTTAAAATAGTATCAGGAACACCATAAGCATTTAAAATAGCTTTTAAACCCTCAGGCGTACCTTTTTTCTTTAAAATATAAGGTAAGTTATGATATAATCTTTTATATGTTAAATTATTAACATCACTTAAAGCATAAGGAATAGCTGAAGCAGTGATAATAGTATTAATTAATTCACTACCAGTTGGATATAACATTCCATTAGCCCCTATACCTAATAAAGATTCATAAGTATTATCTACTGAAAAATTATTAGAATAGATTTTAACTCCTAAACTTCTTAAAATATCAGCTATAATTCCTGACGGAGCGCCAAAATCTAAACGGTTATCAGTATTTGTTTTATCAACTACACTTTTAATATAAACCCAAATATTATCAAAAGATTGACCAACCATTTTAACAAAGGTTAAATAATCATCACTATCATAATCATTTAAATAATCTGGAATAGTATTGATTAAAAGGTCTTGATTGTTTGAATCATATAAAGATGCTGTTTCTAATTGGCCTCCAAAATAAGGAGAACCATAAATATTACTTCCATACCAATTTAAAACATTAGTAGAACCAGTTGATGCTAATAAATAAGGGGGTGTAGAATTTGTTTTAGGCCAAGCTTTAGAACCAGATTCAAAATATAAATAATATTCATAACCATCAAAATTAGTAATAATATTTGAAATATATTGTTCTAATAATGAAATACTTCCACTTGAACCAGCAGTAGTAGGTAATGAAGTTAAAATATTTATATCATTATTGTAATCTTCAATTTGTTTAGCTTTAGTATAGAAATTTTCTAATCTAGAAACAGCAGATGAATAAAATACAAAGTTTGAATAATCAGTATAATCAATATTAATTTCAACACCTTTTTCTTCTAATAAACTACTTAATTGATTAAAAGAACTTGTATTAACTGTTGAAGTTAAAGTATCAAATGATTGATAAGTTGTAGAATTATTTACTTGTCCATTTAAATTTAAATTAATATTTGGACCTTGAATTTGAACAATATTATCAATTTGTCCTAAATCAATTGTAAATTCAACTAAATAAGCTACAGGGTCTGCTATTTTAGAACTAACATAACATTGAGATTTTACATCAAATTGAGGAAGTAAAGGTTCATATAATTTAATTAAAATACTATAATCAGATGAACTTTTATCTAAATAAATATTAGTAGCAATTAATAACTGATTGTCTCCAAAATTTAAATAGAAATAATTATAAGTATCAGGAGAATTAAATTTAGAATAAAAAATATTATATAAAATTTCTAAACTTTCTGAAGAAATGTTAGTGTTATCTATTCTAATTTCTGTTCTATCAGAAGATATTTCACTAATAAAAAATTGATTATTGATAGAAGACCCTAATTCATTTTGAATAAAGTTATAAAATCCATAAACTTTTCCATAATTATAACCTAAAGTTTCTATATCTTTACTAGGATCAATATTAAGAGAAGTTATTTTTTTATTTTCATTATTAACAAATGAATCAAAGTTAGTTGACCAACTTTTTAAATCAGAATCAAAATATAATAGATTTTTATTAAAATCATATAATGAAAATTCAACTGAGCTAAGAGTAGGAGAAAATAGTCCTTCAACAGGTACTTCAGATAATAAATTACTATCCTGAGAAGAGATAGTTTGTAGTTCAAATTCGTTGGCTAATACTTCTGATATTGTATAATTTTCTGCCATTTTATATACTTCCTGAAATTAATTGTTGTTGTAAAGTTAAATTTTCTTGTCTTAATTGGGTTATTTCTTCAATTAATGCTTGAACAGTGTCATCAGAAGTAGAAATATTTCCAATATATTCTCCACTTGTTTTTACAAGATACTCATGAGAATTTGTATTTCCAAATTTAGGTATATCATAAAATAAAGAATTGTAAGAATTAAAAAATTCTGTTATTTTTTGATTTGTATCTTCAAAAGGTAAAGCTGTTGAAGCAGTAGGAGTTGTATTCACTAATTGAGTAAAACTAGTGTTAACTACCCTTTGAAATTGGGATTTATTATAAGTTTCTTTATTTAAAGAAATATTAGCCATTTACTACTTTAAAAATATAATTTTCATCAAACACTATTATGTTGTTATTAATTGTTGATTGGATTAAAATTTTATAATATCTTTCTGGTTCTAATCCATTCATATACAAAGTAAAATAACTTCCATTAGAGTCGCAACTTAATTTAGTATAAGTAGTATCAAAATCAATCACATACTCATCAGTATCTAAATCTTTTATTGCATAATATGAGGCAGTAGGTAAAGCATAATTTTGAGTATAAACTGAAGATGTTTGCCATACTTTTACAGGGTATTCAGGACGAGCGTTTACTCTAAAAATATTAACACTACTAGAATAAAATATACCTGGATTTTGGTCTAAAGCTAATGTTACTGGAGTTGTATTTAAAACTGAAAGGTTACCTGTTGAATAAGTATAATCATTCCATTTAAACTCTAATTGAGGAGGATAAATAGTATGAGTATCTCTTGAAAAATATTTTAAAGTAACTTGAGCATTAGTATTATTTATAAATTCTTGAGACTCAGTTTGTCTAACAATGAATCCATAATTATTAAAAGAACCACTATACCATTTTGATACAATAGAAGTTACATTTGAATTTAAATCTAAATCAGAATAAAAACTAAAAATTTGTGATTGTTGAGAACTAGTATACCAAACTCCACCTCCTTGAGATGATGGATTATTAGTTATATTATAAGATCCTGTAATGCCTGAAGTAAAACTTGAGGTTGTCCATTTAGCACTTCCAGAATAATCTTTCCATATCCAAGAAGCACCATTATTAATTTCTGGTGAACTTAAAAAATGACCTGTTCCCATTGCCCAATCTTCAGCTACAGCATTAATTGCTATAGAAGAAGTATTACTTAAACCTTCAGCTTTAGCAATAAATACTCTTAAATTTGATTGCCAATTAGAACCAGATATTTTATTATTAATAATATCATTTATTTCTGTAGGATCAAATTTAACTAAATATCTTGATGTTTGAGGGTATAAACCAGGAGTTTGAAGAACACCTGTTTCAAAATTAGTAGATGATTCTATTATTTCATCTAACCCTGTATTCATAGAAGGGTATCCTGAATATAAGGTTGTATCTGCTATTGGGAAAATTTTATATACTGCCATTTTATAAAGGTACTACTCTTCCTTGAATGTCTGTTAACGGATATTTAACTTCAAAAATCATAGGATCAATTGAAGGATAAATTATGTTAGATATAGTTGCTCCTTTAATATCATAAGAGTTATTATTATATCCTAAACTTTCACCTACTTTATTTGTAATCTCTATATTTTTAACAGTTTGAACTCCTTGGATTCTATCTAATAAAATATATAAGTCTCTTAAAATAATAGGTTGATTTATTGACCAGTTGTTTATACTAAAATAATTCTGTAATGTAGAAATACATTGAAGTAAAATATCATTATTATTATAATTAGGTAAAACAATAATATCAAAATTAATTCCTATATTAACAATAAAAGCATCTTTTATTCTCACGGAATCATTTAATAATCTATATTGTGATAAATAAGTAATTAAATTTTGTTTTACTAAATTAGATGTAGTAATTAAATTTCCATTATTATTAAATCCTAAAACATATAAATCTAAATTATTAGGTAATTCACCAGGATTTAAATTTGAACGTTTTGTTGGTTCAATATATGCTTTTGCTATAGTTCCATATTTAGAAGGCATAGCTAAGGCTCTTACTAAATAATCATCTTGAGTTACGTTACGTAATTGGGATTGATAATTAGCTAAAGTATTTTGTCTAATTTCTTGAATAGTATCTCCTGATTTTCCACCTGAAGCTGCTTCAGCATTATTAATTGTTCTTGTAGAGAAAATAGTATTAGCTGTAGTAGCATTTAAATTATTATTAATAAATGAGGGTAAAGTTATAATACTAGAAATTTGATTAGCTCCTACATTACTATTTACTCCACCTCCAGTTAAATATCTAACAGTTAAAGTTGTATTAACAGGTGCGGTTCCATAAGTATTAGTAAACATAAAGTTTGTAGGTGAATAAGCTGTTGTTAACTTATCTTTACCATAAGGTAAACCAATACCTACATTATTATTATTAGGTACTAATTCTTCATCTGTATCATTAGGGTTACCTGATCCAAATTGGATTTGAACTGTAGTAGCATCTAATAAACGAGTAGCAAATCTTCTTTGTACTTTTTTAAGCTTTAATAAATAAGGAGTATTATCATTAGAAGAATAATTAGGATTATTAGGATTTGAATTTTTAACTGAGTTTAAAACCATTTCTTGTCCTAAATAATCTACTTCATACCAAACATTTCCATCTGAATCTGTAATATCTAAAATTCCTATAAAATTAGATGTGTTTATTTCAACAGTAGGATATGGTTGATAATTACCAAAAGAAAATGAAGTTGTATTAATAGCAGCTGAGTATGCTTTTCTAGTCTTTTTTAATAGATAAAAAATAGGTTCTCCACCTGATATTTCATATATAGAAACTTCGGTAGGATCTAAAGAACTACTATAAGAAAAATTAATTGGTTCTTCTACTATAAAATTAACACTACCATTTGAAATTTGAGTATTTGATGGATAAGTTAAACTATAAGAATAATCAGGAACATTATTTACACCTGAACCTGAAGCTGGTACTTGTTGATAAAAATCTACATTTACAACAGATACATTAGTAGCTTTAGGTTTATAACCTAACATATAAGCTAAATCATAAATATTAGTTACTTGTCTAGCATATTGAATAAATGTTTCTTGGATTTGATTATCCAAATAAAATGACATGATATCTCCAACATAAGCAGCCATTTCCATAAACATCATTCCTGGTGATGCTGGACTAAAATCATTATATGTTGTTGGGAAGTATGTTTTAGAATACTCAATAAGAGCATTTCTTAAATTTGGAAAATCCCTATTTAAATAATTAATATTTCTTGTTATGTTGGCCATTATATAGTTAAAGTTATTTGATCATTAATTCCAAAATCTTTTATAGAGTAAGATATTTTTACTTGTAAAGTATTACTATCTTCAAAACCAAATATTTCTAAGCTATTTACATTAACATTGGGAAAATATTTTTTCATATCTTCTTGAATCATAAATTCTAAACCATCATAATTTTGAATGGTTAATTGCTCAAAAATATAGTTTCTAACATTAGAACCAAAAGTAGGATTAAATACTCTTTCTCCTCTATTGGTTAAAAAATAATTTAAAATATTTGATTTTAATTGATCTTTAGTAGTATAAGTTGAATAAAATACACCTGGAGCGTTAAAAGGAATACTCACCCCTATAGCTCTTTGAGGTCTTAAAGAACTAGTTACTTCTATAGGGAATTTACGTATTGCTCCAAACGCCATTATTTATTCATTAAATTCATTATCATATCTAATCCAACTTGTCCTTCAGGTAAAGCACCATTAATAGTGTCTACTGGTTGGTTTGGATTAATTGTACCTTGATAAGCAGTATTTGCTACTCCTCCTGTTTGCATTTCTTCTATCATTCCAGCAAACATATTTCTACGTTCTGCGGGTGATAATTGTTTTGGTTGTTCTATATGAGGTTGAGCGTAAGTACCTTTTGATTCAGTTACAGTACCATAACCTCCATTCCCAACAGTTGCATTTTTAGGAGCACGAACTGCTTCTAAAAGAATTTCTTTTAATTCTTCTTGAAAAGCTTCTCTTACAGCTTCCTTAATTAAAGTTTTAAATTCGGATGGTTTCATTTTTTATAAATATTAAAATTAATAAGCTTTTAAATTATCTCTATCAATAATGAATTTTAATTCATCAATTAATACTTGTGGTGATGTAGTAAAAGAATAAGGAGTAGATATTAAAATGATTCCTTGATTATTCTTACCTACAGCTCTATATTGTTTAACAGTAGGAGAATAATTTTTTTCTTCTAATGTGATAGCAAAACCTTGGTATAAAGCATTATTTGTTTGAGATGAAGTATCTATCAAACTTTGAATAGCAACTGTTTTTAAAGTATCTTCATTTACTTTTTCTAAAATAGCATTAGGGACGCATTTATTTAAAAAATCATCTATAGTATTAAGTGATGAAATAAATGTTTTTAAAGAAACAGCAGTTACAGCTACTGGAATAGCAGTAGCATCTATATTAGTTTTTAATTTTTCTAATTTAGGATTTCCTAAATCATCATATTTTAGTCTATCTAAAATTTCGTTAGCTGTATTAATTCCACTTATTAAAGATCCTGGAATAGGTAAGGGGCCTAACGCTGTTGTAGTTGTAGTTAATGATGTTCTTAAAGTTCTAAGAGTAGTAGCAGTCACTATTAATGCTTCTAAAAAACCAGAACTTAATCCTATTGAAGTAGATAAAACATTTAAAACAATTTGAACTTTGTTTAATTCATTCACTATATTATTTCTTGTAGTTAATACTTGTTGAATTTGATTATCATTTAAACAAGCTTCATTAGGATTAGGTAGTTTGGAGACTATATTATCTAAAGCAGGTTGTAATTTAGTTTTAACTTCTTGACCTTTATTCATAATTAAGTCTTTCACCTTAGCGACTCCTTTTTGTTTTAAAGAATCAGGCAAAGCACTTTGTAAAGTTTTAATATCAATTCCAGCCATTATAAAGTTTTACTTATGTTAGATTTTGTTTGTGTTTCTAATCTAGTTTTAATACTAACTAATTCAGGTAATAATTGAGTAGCAGCAGGATTTACTAAAGGTCCTCCTTGAGGAGTAACACTTACTAAAGCTGTTGTTAAATTAATTAATTCTGTTAATAAATCAGATAAAATTTGTACTGTAGTATCTCCTTTTAAAACAGGTTCAGTAGCATCTTTACCACCTAAAAGGATTTGACTAGAATTTATTATAGTTTGTTTAGTATCAATATTAACGCTTTCCACAGCATTTAATCCTACGGTTTTTTTAGACGTTAATAGTATGTTATCTTGCGAAGAATTAAATACTAGTCGTCCTGAATTTAAAATTATTTGAGGATTTATATATTGATTAATAGATGTTGGTTGAGTTGAATAACTATTATAATTTTGAGAAGCAGGAGTTAGGTTTATTTTTTGAGTTGTAGTTAAATAAATTGAACCTGAATCTTGGTTAATGTCTTCAACTGTTGGTACCCAAGCATCTTTTTCATCATTATATTGGCCATTTCTTATAATAATAAGAGGATCACCATTATTACCTGTTGATGACCAAGTATTAGAAGGATAACTATTAATAACAGTAGAACCAAATCGAATACTATTACCCCATCTACCTTCTAATATATAATCACCTTCATAAGGTTGTAATGTTTTAATATTTGATTTTTCTTTAAAAGTAGCACCTAAATCAATTTCAGTACCTTCATCTGTTACTCTTCTAACAGCACCTAAACCAACTGTAGGATAATCTTGTTTTTGAGAATCTGGTAATTGTTGGTTAAAGATTTCATCAGGAATAGCATTATGATGATTACTATTCCAAATATTAATTGGTTGAAAATAATAAAATGTTAATTGTGAAGGATCATTATTAATATCAGTAGAAGGTAAACCAATAATATAAACTAATTCATTTAAAACAGGATATAATTTTTGGTTTGAAAATAAAGGACGAGCAATATTTCTAGCAGAAGTATTATTTACTGTAGGATTACTAAAATAAATATATCCTACGCTAGCGTATTCACCATTTTCTTCCCATCCTTCATCTTGGTCAGATAAAATTACATTATTTACTCTACCAATAAAAATAGTAGAACCAATAGAAGATTTTTTATTACTACCTTGAGGTGAAGATTTATTTATAATATTTAAAAAACCATCAACCATTATTTTTTTTCACCAACATTTTTTGCTAAATCAAATAATTGAGCTTTTTCTTCTTCTGAGAAAGCTAAATCATTAGCTCCAGTTTGGGCTTGTACTTGTAAAGCACGTTGAACAATTGTAGCCATTTTAATTAATTGTTCATCATTTTTTACTCCAATTTCCATATATTCTTTAATTAATGGAACTACAAGAGTAGCATCACCTATATCATTAATAAGTGGTTTTAATTCTCCAATTAAAGCAGAAATTTGAGCCTCTTTTTTCTTTTGATTTTCGTAAATTTCTTCTAATATATCAGAGAATTTTTTCTTTTTGAATATTATAGCATCTAAACTCATAAGGCTTTTGATTATAAATATTTAAATCAAAACCTTGTATATCCATGTTCTAGATAGAATACATACCCTTCTTTAAAAATATCATATAAGCGATTTGCTATTTTAGTAATTTTAGGAGTTTTTACATCTACTTGTTCACGAATATAAATGTAAAGAGCTTTTTTATTAAAAATATCTATTTTTTCTCTTTGTCTAAAAATATCTAAAATAGCATCAGCAATTTTAGCATCTTCTTCTTTGGGAAATAATTCAAAGATATGCTCAGTACAATATTCATTAAATTCATCTATAAAGTAAGATAAACGTTCTATAGGTTGGTCATCACTCATTTCATATGAGTGTTTTTCATCTTCTTCTAATTGTTCTATAGGAGCAGTATCAATACGTTTTTTATAGTTTTTCTGATTAGATAAAATTAAATAACGTTTTGCTATAGTACCAAAATAAGAATATGCTTTGGCTCCTTTATCTGGATTGAATAGATGGATTTTTGATAGTAAAAATGAAATTACCTCAAATTGTAAATCTTCAATATTAGAAACTTCAGTATAATAAAATTTAAAAGTATGAATTATATTTTCTGTTAGTTTAAAAAAAGCATAATGAATACGTTCATGATATATTTTATTTTTCTCCTCAAAAGTAGTAGCTTTATTATACTCAATAATAGCATCTTCTGTTGCTTGAGTAAAATATTGCACTCCTTTTTTTTTCTTAACTACTACATCACTCATAAGTTTTTGATTTTAAATTGATTCAAAACATCTTGAATCATTTTTATATTAGTAAAAAAGAAACCTATTTCATCATCACTTTGGAATGAACCTTTTATATCAACTTCATGAATTTTTTTATCTGATTCTTCAATAATATCTGAAATTTTATTAAGGTAAGTCATATAAGAGGCAAGGATATCCTCCTGTTTTTCATTTTTGGTAAGAAGGTTAAAGGTTGTGTATCCTAAGACCACAACCAATAATAAAAGTATTATAATTATTGATATCATAAATTATCTAATATATTTTTAAGCCCCTCACTTTTTACACCACTTAACGCTTTAGATTTTTTATCTGAGGTAGTTGGTGTTGATTTTTTAGTTTCTAAAATGAATGGTTTTTTTTCTTCTGTAGGATTATTTAATTTAGGTAACCATTCTCTTTCAAATTCAATACGAGCCGCCATTAAATCTGCTTGATGAACAATATAAGGTAAACTTGTTCTTGGTTTTTGTTCTGGAAGATAATTAGCTAAATATTTTTTATTTGCTTCATCATATAAACCATCATGAGTTTGAATAGTAATCATTTCATTAAAGGTATATTGAATACCATGAGATTGGAGTAAAAATAAACCTCTATCTGGTACACTAGCAAAAGGAATTCTATCATTAAATTTATAATCTTCTCCTAATTTTTCCTTACGCCATTTATCATCCTGAGGAATATATGATTCTTCTTCTTCTGTTCCCATTTTACCCAGGTCATGATTAAGTGCAGAAAATACTAATTCTTCTTTAGTGTAAGTAGTAGTATCAACTCCCATCATAGCCCATAATTCATGAAGATGAAGAGCACAAGTAATAACTCTATTAACATGCTCTACATACCCTCCAGGAAAAGCGTTATGGTATTCTTTCTTATGAGCAGCAGGCATCAATATTAGACGCTCAGAGTATTTCTCATAAAAATCAAATAATTTAGATTTACGAGGTTCAGAAATGTGATCTTCAATAAAACCCATTAACCTCATCCAATTCTGTTGGATTTGTTCTGCTGTTAAATTCATATTAAATATTGTTCATTTCATTAGGACCAAGTGGTTCTTGGTCTACAAACATCTTAGTTTCCGATACTAATTCTCTAAGTTGTTGAAGATTCTCTTCAAACTGTTCTCTAGTACCTTGACGTTGTAAAACGAAGTACATTTTCTCAATATTACCCTCCATTTTATCCAACCGTCTCATTATAATCTCTCTGTTTTTCATATTCTATCTTTTATTACAAGCTTTTTTTAAACCCTGTAATTATAATATAACATGGAAAAAAATGAAAGCCAAACTTAGGTGGAAAGGAGTTTTTTTACCTCGTCTGAAATTTTTTTAATATGAGCACATCTTTCATATAATTCTAATTCCTGGAAATGAAAAATGGCTTTATCTAAGGTTTTTAAAAGGTTTTTATCTAATATTAATGTAATAGATTCTTTGTGGGACTCCTCATTTATGTTAAATTTTTTTATATAACTCCATGCTCTTTCATAAGTAATATATTCTCCATGTTTATTAGAAGATTCATCATCAATCTCAGGATAAAATTGTTGAATAAAAAATTTAATTTTAGATTTAAAAACATCATTATTAAGAATAAGTTTTTTAAACATTCCTAAATAATATACTGGGCTTTCTGTAAAATCTACAAAAGCTTCTTTCTTTACATCCCCTTCAGAACCCGAATCGAATAAGTTAAATATCTTATTTACATCCATACATTAATACATATAGGCGCTATATAAAAGTAATATAACGCCTATAAAGTAAGACCTTATCCAGGTCACGAAAAATGTCGATATTAACCTATAGTTGAATCTAAATGATCAGGAATACCATCACCATCTACATCAGCAATTTCTTTATATCCAAAAGCAGCCATAAATTTAGCTACTCTATCTTTTAAATCCCCATCAGTATCTTCATACCAATCATCTTTTAATTGGTCATTAGCTAATAAAGCAATAACTGCCTCATACATTTTTTCATAATCATCAACTAAATAAATATCTGCTGCTGTAAAGTCTAAACTAAAAGCATAATCATCAATTTGAGGGATGTTTAATAAAGAATCTATTTTTGCTACTTTTTTTTCTGTAGGAATTGATTTGTTATATTTATGGAAATACTCTCCAACGTAAATATACCCTTGTCCTGGTTGTAATTGAAATTCACTCATTATTTTAATAGATTATAATATTCATTGAAATGTTTAATACGATCTGGTAATCCAATTGTTCCACCATTTACTCTTTTTGTAACAGCTGTCACTGTAGCTTGATCTGCTCCTTTATCACAAATAGTCCAAAGACCGTTTTTATTAAAGAACCAAGCAGCAGACATTAAAGGATATTTAGTTGATACTAAATCTGGATTTCCTAAGATATCTTCAGGTACAAAAGCATCAAATGCTCTGTAATTATCTTTACCTGTTAATTGAATATATCCTCTACCTCTAAATTTATATCCTTCTTTAGTAGCTTCAACTCCATTCCCCATTCTACCTCCATAAACACGAGAAGCAATAGCTTCAGGTTTACGAGCATATTGTTCTGCTAAAGCTGGAGTAAAATATCTAGAAAAAATACCCATTAAACCTTTTGAAGAATAATTTAGGTTTTCTGAAGTTGCTCTCCAACCTCCAGATTCATGACCGCATTGAGCTAAAAAATGAGCTAATCTTAAAGGATTAGTAATATTAAATTTAACAGCAGTATCTGGAATTTGAGTAAGTACTGAATCAGGAATATGTCCTTTTAATTTATCTAATTTAAAACTAGAAGAAGAAACTACAGGAGCAGGAGCAGGAGTAATACCCATAATTTTATTCCAAGTAGTATCTCCAACTATACCATCATCATTTAAACCATTTGCTTTCTGCCATGCTTTAACAGCAGCTTCTGTTTTAGGACCAAAATTACCTATAGGATCAACACCTAATTTAATTTGTAATTTTTTTACATCCTCATTATTATCACCTTTTTTTAATAACATAATTATCCTTCCTCTTCTTCAGATTTTTCTTCTTCTTTTTTACTAGATTTTTTATTCATCCATTTATCTACAGAGGCAATACCGAATGAACCTAAAACGATTACCATAAATCCATCAAAAATGAATTCATTAATTACTAAAGCAGTTCCTACATAACCAGTTACAAGGTCAACTACTAATGCTACCACTAACATAAAGAAAGCGATAAATCCAACAACCGCTTTCTCATTGATAGAGTTGTTGTCATCAAATAAATTTTTAAAAAATTGTTTCATATTATTGTTTGTTTTTAAATTTTGCTGTTTCTCGCAAACTGGCTTCTAAAGCCTTAGAAAATGCTTTACGGTTCAAAGGAACCTCATTATTTTCTACATCTAAAAACGCGGCAAAAATAAAAGTTCTTCTTTCACCTTTACCATTGAAACAACCTGATCCTATACAGATCGAAGTTTCAACAACATAATCTTTTCGTAACCATTGCATCCCAAAAATATTTAATATTTGTTGAGGAGAATATATACTATCAATATCAACCCAAACATCAAACCCCTCAGCAGTATCAGCAACAGGGTTATAACCTTGGTTTGATAAAATTTCTTCAACTGTTTCTTTTACTCCAAAGGTAACATCTCTTGTTTCTATTTTTTGAATAGAAGTGTTATTAGAAACATGAACCTTAATAGGAGTAGGTTGTAATAAAAACAATACTGAAGATAATAAACTTAACATCGGTTATAAATATGATTAAAAAGTGATAATTTGATTTGGAAAAGTTAAAGGAATTAAATAAAAATTAGATGTTCCTCCTGTACTTACATTTGTAAAGGAAAATGTTCCTAGTCCTAAGTAAGTTGATTTAAGATTACTTGTAGTAGAATTTATACTTGTTATTTGAGAAGAAGTAAATATTAAAGATTTATTTGTTTTTTTAACTAAATATAAATCAGCTACAGTAAATTGATTATTATTATTTAAATCATAAATGTAATAATCTATACCTGTTATATTTCGTTTTTTAAGTATTAAATTATTTAAGTCGATAAGTGTTTTATTTGATTTAGGATAGATAGTATCTAACGTTATATTGAAGTTATAGGTAGAAGTAGACAATACAGTGCTAAAACTATAATAACCTGAACTGTTAGTATAAACTGTTGAATTATAAGTTGCTGATCCTGAACTACTAACTCCTGTTTGTATTTTCCAACTTGTACCGGAGTAAGTACCTGCTGTTATATAATTAACAGACACCCAAGCATTACCACTTGAAATACCCATTTGTTCTTGGTTTGAACCATCTGCTGTAAATGTTCTCCAAACAACTAATTGAACATCAGGTTGTGATTTTATAAAATATAAATCCCAAATATAGTTTACACCTGTTTGATTATATCTACAGTTACCTTCATATCTTACTCTAAAAACATCTCCATAAGTAGCATCTATATAACTTTCAGTTGAAACATAAGAAACATTATTATCTGTTGAACCATTATCTACTGAACCAATATGAATAGTAGGTTTATTAGGATTAGTACCATTTCCATTAAATCCAGAACTAGAAGTTGTTCCAAAAGTAAACCATGAGTTAGCATTAACATGACCATTTGTATAAGTTGATCCTCCAAATGAAGGACTAAATCCTGAAGGGAAAGTAATAGCTACTGATGTTTCATCTGTATTAGCTGTTGAATATAAAACAGTAGTCCCTCTTCCTCTATCTGAAGGTATTCCAGAAGTTATTTTAGATAAAGTTCCAGTCATCCCCCCTTTGTTAGAAATATAAAGTTTAACAGGAACATTATTCATTCCTGTTCCAAAACTATTATAAACATATCCACTGTGGGTAAAATTTTGACCATATAAAGTATTAACAAAGAATAAGAAGAATAACAGGTATCTCATAATAGTAATTTTGCTCCCATTAAGATTTGATAGTTTAAAATATTTTGACCGGCAATATAAGTACCTCCACCTGTTAAACCAATTCCAAATGTTTTAGTTAGTTTATAATTTAAATTTATAAAAGGTACTACTACTGGTCTAGATTTTAATAAAGTTTCTGTGTAGTATTTCATATAGGGTGACCATACACTAGCAGCGATAAAAGTCCCATCTATGTTTTTAACTACTTTACCTTTATACATCACACCACCAATAAGTAAAGTATTAATCATAGGTTCTCCATAAAGATTACCATATGTTCCTGCTACCCCATATAATCCTGTAAAATTCTTTACTGAATTTACTCTGACTAGTAAAGCAGTTGTTGACCAAGATTTAGGAAGAATTCCAGCACTTGCTGATGCTACATTGATATGTTTGTTTCCTTTTTTGTTAGTTCCAATCCAGGATCTCATCATACTCATGTTTCCTATTTTAGAATTAACCATGTAGTCGGCAGATAAACCTAGAGAGGCAGTACCATCACCTTTTACTCGAGTATAAGACATAGTTCCTCTAGCATCTTGGGAACCATCATCTGCTTTTTGAATACCTACAATATCACCTGTAACTAAAATAGCCGGTTTTTGAACTTCTGTTTTAGCTTTTGAAGTAGATTTAGTTGTTTGTTGGTTGGTAGTTGATTGTTGGTCTTCTTTAGCTTTGTTTTGTTCGCTAGTAGCTTGTTGATTCTCTGAAGACTGGTTATCACTGTTCCTATTATTACTAGAAGAGCTATTATTACCATTTCCATTTACCCCTTCATTTCCTGAGGATCCAGACCCGCTTTGATTTTCTGGTGGATTTCCTCCATTTTGTCCTGTTTGTCCTTCTTCTTTTGAATTTGAAGATCCGTTACTACTATTATCGCCCCCAGAATTGTTATCAGTACTATTTCCATCTTTTTTATTATTAGTTGTTATATTAGTTCCAGCTGATGTAGTACCTCCTACATTAACACTTGCCCCTCCAATTCCTGAAAAATCTAAGTTAATTAAATTAGTAACATTAGATATTATACTAGAAACTTGGTTTGTTGAGTTTGTAGTTGTAGTAGTAGCTACAGCACCTTGACAGGGAGAAGTAGTCTTGTACTGATTATAAATATTATTCATCCAAGTGTCAAATGAACCATCATATAATTGAGTATAATTAAAGGTTTGTACTTGTCCATAATAAGCAATAACTATAGGACTAGACATATCTGCTGTGATATATTTTATATCCTTAGTACAAGGATCAATATATGAATAATTAAAAGTTTGGGCCCATCCATTCGAGAATAGGCCCAATACTAATATTGTAAATAATATTTTAAGATTTAAATACACCTTCTGCAATCAGTCTTTGTACTACTTTTGTTGTAGCGGTTTCTAAAGCTTTACGAGTTGCTTTACCAACAGTTGATTGAGAGAAAGACATATCTAATGATTTTAAGAATGATTCACCTACTTTAACAGCTTCACCTTCACCTGAACCGATGTAGACTTGACCGGTCATGGCATCAACGAAGCGAACTTGTAAACGTATGAAAGTAGTAACCACAACTTTTGTCTTACCTTTTTCAACAGCCTCGTCTTCATCAACAGCAAAATCAGCCACTGTAGCATAAACAAAGTAACGAGCAGCCTTAATTTTACCTTTTCCGTCAATTGGTTCCTCAAAGACTCCCTTTTTAGATGCCTTGAATTGAGTAACCATTCTTTCTTTAATTTCAGATTTTTCTTCTGTAAATATGAATCTTTTTGTTTCATCTAAATAATCTAATACAGACTCAGCAAATCCTAATCCAACATTCTTTTCTTGTAAAGCAGGGTAAGTAGCTAATACTTTAGACATATCCATACTTAATACCTGAACAGCATATTTGGTTGAATCAGTGTAAGCTGAAACAGTAGAAATATCTGCTTTTTCAACTACATCTTTTTCAGTAGTGGTTTTCATAGAACCACATCCTGCTATTAATAATACTAATAAAAGATTACCAAGGATCTTCTTCATTTTGAGCAGGCTTAGCAGCAGGTTTAGATTCAGCAGGTTTTTCAATTACTCTCTCTTTAATAATCATAGGAGCTGAAGCACCTTGTTTAACTTGTTGTTTGTTTTCTTGAGTCTGCTGAACGTTTACAACAACAGGGGCAGGAGCAGGAGTGTTTGCAGGAGTTGCTGCAGGCTCACTTCCACCACCAAATAAACCAGCTAACCATGCGCCACCAGCAGCAACACCCGTGGTAATTGCTCCGATAACGGCTTTTTTAATAGCGGTAAAACCGCTTTCTTCTTTTTCTTCTGACATATTATTCGTTATTTAAAGTGCTTGATAATGACACCCCATCTTCCTCATCTACCTTTTGAATCAACATTTTATCTCTATCTTCAGAGTTGAACCAATAATCTACTACTTTATTTAAGTTACCTACGAAAGCACCTAATAAGATAAGTAATAATTCTTTCCAAGATTCAGCTATTGCTACTCCAAAGAAAACAGCAGAGTTAATTCCTAAAATAATGAAGAAAAATAATGATAATACAACTAAAGTAATCTTCCAACGGTTAGATTGCATTTGTTGTAACATGTAATAGAAACGATTTTTATCGTCTACTTTTACATATTCTTGTTTACCAAAATTAAATAGTTTCATTATTTGTTGATAAATATTTTGTGAGACTTAGATGTAGTACTAGTTTGTAAAGTCATAATATACATGCCGTTAGATAATTGATCTAAATTAGCAATGTATTTATAATCACCTGCAGGCATTCTTTCATTTAATACCTCTAATACTCTTTGACCAATTAAATTATTTACATTTAAAGCTACTTCTGAATCATAATCTACTCTAAATTCAACAACTACTTGACCATCTGTAGGATTAGGAAAAGCAATTAATTTTTCTACTCCTAAAACATTAATACCTGATTTAGTTTTTCTAACTTGTACAATTCCCATTGCTGGAGTGATGTTCATATCTTGAGCATTAGTACCTCCTACAAATTTAGGACCAGTCCAGATAGCTGCGGTACCCCATTCTGATTGAGGTTTTTTAGCTACAAATTGTAAATCCATTACTTTCTCACCATCTAATAACCAATTACCACCTTTTAAATCAGCTGAGCCAAAAGCTACAACTCCATTATCAGGGTTAGTATATGAAGTCCAATTTAATATTTTTTCAGTTAAATCAATTTTCTTAAATTCTAGTAAAGCAGTATCGTATTTTAATTCTAATTGTACAGCACCTAATGATTTACCACCAGTTAAAACTTTAACAGGTACATTAACTAAATTACCTTCATCAACATTAACAGTTGGCATATTAACCTCTATAGTTTCTATAACGTTATCATATGAAACGGTATTGTCAATAATATAATTTTTAGCATTAGATGGATTTATAATTTGTATAGGCGTTAAACGAGCCATTTTAAATCCAGTCGCATTAGCATCACCCTTAACTGCTACATAATAAGTAATAGAATCTTTACCATCGATGTTATAAATTAAGTTATAATTTGTTCCATAAGTACTAACTAAGTTAGTAGCTGAACCATTGATTGCATTATATTCGGCTACAGTAAAGAACATTACATCTTTTTTACCATTTGGCCAAGCAGAAAATCTACCTGCTAATCTTCCATAAACTGAATAAACATCTGAGATTGTAATATTACCATCCTCACTGTTTACGTCCATTGTATAAAAATCAAATCCTTTAGGAGTATAGGTAGAAAGCATTACTTGGTTAATTTTTTGAGCATCAGCAGTTGAGAATACTGAACCAGGAGTCATAGTATCACCTTTAATTGTCATTCTAACATCCCAATAGGTAGTATCAATGTTTTTAAAGAATACTACATGACCATTTGAATTAGTAGATTTAGCTTCTACTTGAGTCCAAGTTCCTGTAGGTGATTTCTTTTCTAAAGCAACCCATAAGTTTTTAGCATTTGTTCCAGTAACATTGATAAATTTACCAGCAAATCTTAACATTTTCTGATTCATTCTACCACCATAAGAATAAACTACTAAAGTAGTATCATTACCAAAGTTAGTTGAAGCTAAGTTAGGGAAAGAACCAACACCAGAAATTTTTAAACTTTTAATACTATCTAAAGTATTCCAAACAGTTGCAGAAGCATGAGTGAAAGTTAAATCAAAAGTAGCACCATTTGAATAATTAAAGGTTGAATTTGTACCGGTATAAACAACAGTTACAGTTAAATGACCATTTGTATTATCATCTGTATATTGTAAATATTGATCTGTAGTAGAAATTTTTAATGAAGGAACAACACCTGTAAATGCTGTTTTATCATAATGGATTCTAAACTGCATACCTGTAATTTTTTCACTGGTTGAAGTATTGTAAAAATACAAAGGAGCAACCGTTTTTCCAGTTGTATGAGTGGCTACTTGATAACCAGAGTCAATTACAACCCAATGTCCCGTTCCAGGAGAGGTTGAAGCTGATTGAGCAGATAATCCTAAGGAAAATACTGCTGTTAACATTAACGTGAGTAATTTTTTCATTTTATATTATAAAGTTTAAGTTGTTCTTGTACATGCTCTAATAGGTAAGATTCTACTTGTGGCAACAACTTTAAAAACTTTAATTCATATAAATAACATTGATATTCTTCTTCATAACCCTTTAATACAGGACCATATTTAAGAAACTTTAAATGATAACTCTCATGTATTAAGGCAGCAGCTATATTATTTAAACTGTTTAACTTAATGTCTTGAGATGAAATTACAATAACACCTTTTCCTTCTATTAAATTATTTGATGAATAATCTTCTTTCCAAAATTGTACATTTTGAGTTGTTTCCATTAATACAGCATAATGAAGTGGAGATGTTTTTTTGATAAGATCAATAGCAGAATAAACTACAGAATCCCATCCATCTCCTGCTTTATCAACTTTTATTTGAGAACACAGAGTTAAAGGAAACAATAAAAGTACAATGAACCAGAATGATTTCACATTGATAAATATGAAAAAGAATTAAAAAAGGCCTATCGTTTCTGACAGGCCTGATTTAGGAAGTTCTTTAATGGGTTTAACTTAAATTATTTATTTGCCTCCTTTTTAGACTGAAGCTTGTCTATTCTTGAATCTACATAAGATGAATACTCTCGTCTTACTTCATCTAAATTCCTACACATTTGATCTTCTAATTTACTAACCCAATCGCTAGCATTTCGTTCAACTAACCCTAATGTGTCTTGTAAGTCTTTAATCTGTTCTTTTTGTTTGTAAATCCTAACTATACCTAAAACAACAACTGCAATTTCAAGCACAGCTGTTACTGTAAGCATACCTAAAACGAATGATGTAATTTCCATTTTTTATTTTCCTTTTCTTTTTTAATATATTAAAGAACTTCCTTGTGGACCCTACAGGATTTGAACCTGTGACCTTCTCATTATGAGTGAGCTGCTCTAACCAACTGAGCTAAAGGTCCAATTAAACCAAAGTAGAGTAGAGTTAAACTTTTGCTGAAAAGTTTTAAGTGTTGAGTTTTTTTGTTTTTGAATCTTGAATTTTGAATCTTAAGGCATTCATCAATATCAATATCAAAGCATCATGATATATAGTTGTAAGTCCGAAGACGGTGCTACTCATTCAACTCCACTCTTTAAATTGGTTATATCATTGTGAGAGCATTATATGCCTCAATTTCTTCTTGAAGAGTTTCAATTTGCTCTTCTAATTCTTTTACTTTAGCATCCTTCGCGAACAAATTCATATGAACTATATATTCATTTGTATTGTCACTGTAACGATCTTTAACTACTCCTTCTTGAGTTGATACATTACGAAGCTTTGCAGCCATGTTTTTTAATTCTCCTAATGTGAAAATTTTATTAGCAATACCTGCATTAGCAATATGAATCTTAGTCTTTAAGTCAATCAATTTATTTGTCAACTCAACCCATTGATCATATGCTTGTTCTGGATCATAACCAACATTTCCTTTTTCAACAGAGTTGAATTTACTAAAACGAATGAACATTTCATCAATTTGTTTTACAAGTTTCTTTTTGTGTTTAAGTGCTTTTGTCAAATTAATAATATTAATATAATAATGTTTTTTTAAATATCCAAACTATATGAGAAATTTTTTTTTTGTACCTCCACGTGGAATCGAACCACGAACCAGACTTTAGAAGAGTCTTGTTATATCCATTTAACTATAGAGGCAATTTGCGGAAGCTGAGGGATTCGAACCCCCGATACTATTTCTGGTATGTTGGTTTTCAAGACCAGCGCGATCATCCATCTCTGCCAAACTTCCTTATTTGGCGGCTCGTACGGGACTCGAACCCGTGACCTTCGCCGTGACAGGGCGACATTGTAACCATCTCTACTAACGAGCCAAATTTCATCATCATGAGATTCCTGATGATTAGATATTCCTGGTTTTTTCCTATTGAATAACCCTGCGCGTCTTACCGCTTAAAAAGTCACACTACTGGGAGGGTTTGTGTGGTCCCTTTAATCCCATGAAATGGCATTAACGATGTCCATATTTACCGAATCCATTGTTCAAGTCTTGGATTAAAGACTCTGAGTATCTCTTACTCATTGTGGACCCGGTGAGAATCGAACTCACCACACTCTCCGTGCAAAGGAGAATCGCCTAGCCTTGGTACATGCAAGCCCATTTTTTGTTGTCCCGGCTGGATTCGAACCAACACGCCTCGAGTCAAAGTCGAGTGAACTGCCATTATTCTACAGGACAATAATAAGGGTGAGAAGTCCTTAGTGTTGTAGAGTTTGTTTACTCTCTTATATGATAGCATTCCTTTCTCAA